TCCAACTTGCATATCTCCATTTTCATCACGGTAAATATATCGGTTTTGATATACGCCATATCTAATTTCTGGCTGTGGTAATTGCATAGATGCATATTTATTTAGAGTATACACATCTTTGTTTCCGCTATAATCGTATATATAGTCTTTGAATGGTAACTTATAGTTAGCCCACTTATAATCTGGACACTTAACTTCTGCAGTATTATTCATAGACCAAGCTTCAAATATATCACAAAGAAAGAAATGTTCTATGGTTGGTTGAATTCTACCAGAAAACATTTCCATTCTATATTGAATGGTTTGCCACTTAAATACAAATGTGATCCACCACATGGCATCATAATTAGATTTGAATGGAGGCCCAGGCCAATAATCTAATGCGTGATATACTGGTTTCTTAAATTTATCTGGCCACATATAAAGTGGTTCAGGATTTTTCATAAAGCTTTCGAAATCTTCAGTAACTCCACCTCCAATATCATGATCATCCGTATTCATTTCAACTAAGATCTTACGGAAAGAAATAGTACCACACATTTGAGCACCACATTCTCCAGTAACTACTAGATAATCCGGCCCATCAAAATGCAACCACCTCAATGGATGATCTACTTTAATTCCGTCATCATGATTCAAACACTCATTATAAAAGTTTGGATTTTCCATGATAGAAGAATCAGCATACACAAACTTAAATGGTATATTATGTTTTAAAAAGGAACTGGCGATTGAAGTCGAATCCCAACCGCCAGACCATAGAAGAGCTATAGGTTTATCATATTGAGTTGACAGCTTACCAATCTCAATAGCTCTTTGTTTCATACAATATGCATAATCACCAGGATCATTTGGCATCGATGTTGGCAAAGGTCGTAATACCTCAGCTTCGAAGCCATGATCTAATCTTTCAGTTCTATCAATAAATCTACCGGTAAAATAATCAGTTAGCGGACGAACTGATTCTAAGTACCATAGGGCGCTTGGAATTATGTATTTCATAACCTTTTATAGCTGTTTTCTCACCCAAAGCTTTAATTTCCATATGACCAGTACTCGTCAAACAGGCCATGCCATTCTTGAATGCTTCTATAAGTGTGTATGATTTAGTATCGCGATTCCAAAGTAGAAATACCATAATTTGCTCATTACCCTGTGTTTCGACCATGCCTTGACCTAATAGGTTTTCCCCATGTGTTGAGCTAATCCCACCAAGAAGTTCAGTTACGTTTGAACATAGAACTGGCTTAGCAGTCATAACACTATTACCTTCTGGGAAAGGTTTGTTTAGATCTAATTTTGGCTGTTCAACTACAGGACCTTCAATCATTTCTATCTTTGACTCTGAGTCTTGTGTAGTCTTTAATTTCTGTGCTGTTACAGTATTACAAGCTGTCAGTAGTAACACCATAGCAGCGGCTACGGTGTATTTTGGCATCTATCTATCCTTATTTTCTCCGTGATACAATGCAATGGTAGACTCTAATCTACGTATATATTTATCTCTTTCGGAAATAAAAATCTGTGGATCTTCACCATCTACAGCAATTAATATTACAATTTGTTTTATTGGTACTCCATATCTTTCTTCAAACATAAGAGAGTAGCCAGTTGTCTGCAGATAATATCCTAAGACCCACTCTTCTTTCTTTGGTTTTCTAGATGTTTTAAAATCTATAATAGCCGGAATACCATTCCATTTAGCTACAAGATCAACCCGGCCGGCTACTCCAAGAGAATCAGAATATAAAGAAGCTTCTTGAGTATAGATATCGGATATATTATCTTCCATAATTGGCTTAATGGAATTAAACATAGCAAGTGCGTCTGGCATTGCACCATTAATACGTTCATTTGCTATAAATTTTTCGCATAGGGAATGAACATTAGTACCACGATTAGCTGCTTGCCGAGAAATTTTATTAGCAGCCTTTTCACCTACACGTTTTTTCCATTGTTCTATTCCATCACGTGATAATACAGATAGAACTGACGTCATAGATGGATAATGATTACCTTCTGGAGTTACATAAACTCTAGGAGATCCTTCTATAACTTCTAAATTAAAACCATCATATCCTTGTTGCCATAAGAACATCATTCAAGTACTCCACTATATTTCTTTCCATACTCTAAAATAAACTGTTTCTTTACAAACTTCTGAAGTGGCCTGTGTCGTACTTTACAACTAGTTGGGAAATACAACATGGCCATTGGTTCGTCCTTTTTGAAATGATAGGTCGCATCTCTCTTATCAAAAAATGTAAGTACATTTAATCCAAGTCCCCTTGTGTTGGAATGAAGTTTAACGACGCCCGGACAAACTTGATATGGTTGTTCCTTATAATATATAGGATCCATGAATATTAATTGGGCATCACCAGCCATAAGAAATGGCAATTCAAATTTGAAGACAAACTTATCTATATGAGATACCATTTGTTCGCTATTATGAGATACTAATTTTAATATTTCTTGAGAGCTTGGTACCTTCCAAGTGAACCCACCATCAGCAGTAGTTTCAACTAATATATCACATGGAAATTTAATTAGATAAGCATTAGCAAATAGGTCTCTAAAACCAGGACATGCTTTTACAGTAGTGAAAGCTTCAGCTTGCAATTTTTGTTGTTGAGTAAGACTAGACCAATAGTCTTTAACAGTGTTGAAGCCCCTTAGATAGAAAGACATGTCCTTCCACCATTGGGGCTTCTTTTTACTGCAAGGCGAGACTACTTCTTCAAAATCAATATCGTAGTCTTCGATATAATCATAATAAAATTTCACAATCTACATGTAGCCTTGGTTGGCCCTTTCAATAATATATTCCTTAACCATAGAACTTCTTACTATATCATTTGTGTAGAATTCTATAGGATCAAAGTTATTCATCTTAGTAATAATTTTCATGAAGCTTAGCAAATCATCTTTTTCTCTAGTAACAAAATCTGATTGTCTAAAATCTCCAGAGAATATGAGTTGAATATTCTCTCCCATTCTCGTAATTACTGAATCTAATTCATGAAAGTTCATGTTTTGACATTCATCAACTAACACAATACAATTATTTAAAGTGGTTCCTCTAATATAGGATGTGGAAATAAATTCTATAATTCCTTTAGCCCGTAAGATATCGTATGCATCTCCTCGGCCAAATAATTCAGAGCAAATTGCTTTATATGGAAGTTCGTATACTTTTGTTTTTTCTGTAACTGATCCTGGGAGGAAACCCATATCTCTTGTTGGAACTACAGATCTTACAATAACTAACTTATGCCTGTCCTCAAATCCGTCTAAAACATCTTTAAGAGCTAAATACATAGATAAAAATGTTTTGCCTGTTCCGGCCATACCATGTAGGAGCAAGTTTTGGCCGTGTAGATAACTATCTACCGCTCTTTCTTGAGCATTTGTTCGTGGTTCTATATTTCGTATGCGCAATTTAGAATTTTGTTTTACTCTACCTTTTGCCTTTCTTTGTCTTTTGTTAAGCTTAAGTACATTTTCAAAATCATCATAATCATAATCCAAGATTGCAGACTTGGCAGGCATGATTGAGCTCCTTATTTACTGGCTTGGTGTTTTTTCCTCCACTTATCAACGGCTTCCCGTGTTTTTGCAGCCTTCCCTCCTTTGTCTCCATACTTCGAAGCATGCGGAGAAGTCGGATGTGCTTCAGCAATCCGTTGCATATTTTCATTCCACCCGGCGTCGTTCTTAATTGAACCATGACCGCCGATTATATTAACTTGAGTTATAATTGATTTTACGTGTGGATGATCGTCTAAGAAAGCTAGTTTCTCATCGTATGACATTACCTCATCCCATTGATGATCGGTATGTGTATTAACAAACGTGTATGTTGGCATCATCATCTCATTTTTATTTATACGGAAGACCACCTAGCCAGCCCACTATACTTATTCTTTCACCACGAATTATAGGTGTAACCCTATGCATAATATATGATGGGAAGAATAACAAGGATCCTACCGTTAGTTTATCTAATGTTAATATCTGCTGTTGAGTAAATATCTCGAAGTCACCACCTTCTTCGGCATTCTGAAGGATTAATGAGAATGATATTTTCCTTAGTGATAATCTACCAGCTCCCATATCCATATGCCATTCATAATGGTGGTTATCTTCTCCTCTATAACGAGTATACTGCAATGGCTCGTTAAATCCTGGTAGTTCGCATCTCCATCGAAATGAATTTGCTTCTTGCGCTGCATGACCAACCTTTTCATAGAACCATCTATTTCCTGGATTAGGTCTAAGCCAATTGACATCGCATTCCCGTACAGCATGATCTATTGCAGCTTTGTCACCGTCTTTTCTAACAGTGGCTGGTTCATAATCAGGTAAAGCTAATTCAAAATTCTTAATTGCTTCTATTTCATCATCGCCAAAAATATCATAGGTACAATGAGTAGCCCAATCAGTTAAATAAGGAGCTCCAATTGGAAACCTAGCCGCGACATCAGTGGTCATATAATGATTGTCACTCAATACTTCCACTTAAAGCCTCCTCAAAATCTGAATAAAACATACCACGTATATTCTTTGGCTTTAGATATATGAAATCAAAAACTCCAGCTGGAAATACAAAGGTGAACTTAACATCTGGATTTTTATCAGCTACATATTCCAGATATCGAGTTCTACCATTAGAGTCATGTACAGTTGCTCTTGTTTCAGGAGTATAATTTTCAGTACCATCATACATATTAGATATAGATTGATTCCCTTTAACTAAGAAATCAAAACCCAATCCATAGATACTTTTATGGCCTTTCTTAATAGCTTCTAGAACGGCATTAATACCAGCATTAGATCTTGGTTTACCAGGATTGCATTCTGCTGGTTCCCACCTTTCTTCCATTGGAGGAAATAGGCATTGCTCCTCTGGGAAATCTGATTTAGTTATCTCTTCAATAATGCCATCATCAATAGCAACCAAATAGTCAGGTGTAAAGTCTCGGTATAAAGCATTACATCCGTAGATGATCCCGTTATCGTTGAGCTTACTAAGTTCGAAATCAGATCTTGAAGTTCCATTACCTATAACAAAAGCTGGTAGAAATTCGTACATTAGTCTACAAACCCTTCACCTCGTCTCCAATGATTAAATCGATGACAGAAGACAGCCCATAATAAATGTGATAACGTATCAGATTTGTACGTACCACTCTTAACTTTTAGCTCATACATTACCAGTCTGCCGCAAGCTTTGGAAACGCATCTTGAACTAAAGCTTTAGTAATACCTTTATAAGGCATCTTCTTCTTTTTAATAGCGTTGATTAGCTTTGCGTCATCTGGATCGAGTGACTCTAGAAACTCAATGAAGAGTTGCTCCCGTTTAAGTTGACGGAGGCTATGATACTCTACACTCTCTACAAAGATATGTAGTTTCCTATGGTCAGCTATTAATACTGACTGACAGTCCATACTCTTTTTATTTGGTTCAAAGGGAGGGTCTTCTTGTGGAACTAACCACTTAATTTTAGGATCAAAGCAGAAACCTAATACTGCTTTCAATGCCTGAGAACTATGATCCTGAAGAAATTTTAGACGTCCATAACGTTTATCAATCTTACTACATTCTTCAAGAAGTTCCGCGATACCATGTACCATTCAAAACTCCTGTATATTATCCATTAAGTTTTTCAATTTGTTCTTGACAAAATAATTTAATAGCAGTGACCGGCTATTACATTCATATTTATTAAACATCTCGACTGCTTTCGTCTTAATAGCTTCTGGGGTATAGTCGAGATCGACGAGTTGTTGGTTTCTACGAAAGCCTCGTAACATGCGTTCATTACAAAATTCCTCTGGTTTCTTTCCATTCCAGGAATCGATTTTCTTTATTCCCAATGGTTTTTGGCGTTTGCCATTTACAAAACAATCATCATCTGATAGAAAGTTAGGTACACCATCTCCACGATCCCCACGCATAATATGTTCATTGATATACCTAGCAGGGTTTGAACAACGTAGGAACTTCTTTTGAATTGGAGAAAACTGATCTACATTAGCATACTTCTGAAGCTGCATAAAGTCTTTATCCGAAGATAGAATAAGGATCTTCTCTGGATCAGCTCCATTAATACCTAAGTGACCATACTCATGACAAAGTGCGCCAATAAGATCATCGGCTTCTGCACCTTCAACTTGAAGAACCTTATATGGAAATGTAGTCTTTAGCTCATCCCTTATCTTATTAAGGACTTCAAATATCATATGCCAGTCTAGATCTGATTTTTCACGATCTTTTTTACGACCAGCTTTATAATAAGGAAATACTTCTTTGCGCCAATAATGACGATCATCACAGCAGATTACAAGCTCGTTATATTCCTCGCCGAACTTGTTTCTATAGAACCGTAATGTATTAAGAACTTGATGGCGAATAAGTCCTTCATTCAAGGAGCCATCAAAGTGTCGGCTATTAATCGTAACCATGAGGTTACTAATCATAACCTGATTTAGATCTACGAGTATCATATCACTATCCACTTATTCATTTTATTATTCTATTATATAACAGAATAAGTTAACTGTAAACGTCTATGATACTATATCGGGGTCATCGTCTGGAAAGAAAATCTCATCAACTTCTTCCGCAAATTGTTCAATAATATCTTTGATATGCGGAGTAAATGGATGTTCTTCGCCGACAGAATTATACAAACAAGATCTAAGAGACTCCATCACATAACTGAATTGCGCTATGAATTCTTTGTTCTCACACGCAAAACCATGTAACCGAATTTTACGATATACCTGGTGGCTAAAGTTATCTACAACTTCATCACAGAACTGTCGTTTCTTTTCGGATAAGTTTTCTTGGAGTTCTTCCGGAGGAGGTCTACGTACGACCTGCTCCCTTGGAAACTCGACGACATTATTTGCCTTTGCTAATTCCGTCATTATTTTTCTACCCGTAGGAGTATCATATTATTATTTATACGCTGACGAGGTGCGCTACCTTTGGTGGATAATCCATCCATAAGTTTCTTAAGATCTCGCTTACCACCTTTGAGGACGGTTTGCAGAGTCTCTTCAGGTTTTCGAAGCTTCTTCTTTTCTGAAGCACTACTCCATTCTTCAATTGTAGTACCCTTGATACAAAGGCCCGGTCCAGGAGTGATCGCTCGATACACACCAAGTTCTCGATACTTAGTATCAAAGACCCATAAGGCCTGTGCACCGATGATTTCCGTAGGGCTTATTGACGCGAGCTTAAATTCGTCGTCAGTCTCTTTAAACTTGACGCCCTTGACCTGCTTTTCTAGAGTCACGGGTTTCTTGGCTCTTGTCTTCTTAGCCTTCTTGGTATTATCACCAAAGCGATCTAGATCAGCCATAAAGTCAGTCATAAATTTGAGATACCGCTTTTTAGCTGAAGCATTGAGATGAGAATAACCCTCATTCAATTGATCATCTGTACCGGCTACCATCTCCTTAACCTCTTCAAAAAGGTTTACGTATGAAGATTTAATAGCTGATACGTGACCTGCCTTTACGTCATTTTTGCCCAACCATTCATACATATCAAATGGCATTTTATAATTAGACTCAGACATCTGGTCATGGATCTCTTCAAGCTCACCGATCTTATCATTAACAATAATCTTGGTTCGCTCTTGGATAGTGAGGGTTGGCTTTTTAGCCTTTGCTTCTTCGGCTTTGGTCTCAACAATGGCCTTGGCTTCCTCTAACAAGCCTTTAATTTGCTCGTCAAAAAAGTCCTGGCTCGATTTTAGAACCTTACATCCATTGTTATGGAGATGACAGACAGTAGACATGCCAGCTGTAAACTTCCAATCAGGAAGCTTGTTCAGTAGCTTGGTCTTGGCCTTATCCTTTTTGAAAAACGCACGGACAGTCTTGGCATGTTGTTTCGCATTATGGAAATAGTTATACCAACCATAAGCCCGATGCATCATATTCTGATCAGGTTCAGTGTCACCCCAATCAGGTTCACTGCCCATATATCTCTCATCAAGAGTCTTAGCCTTCGCACGATCGCGCTTAGGCTTCCTCTTAACTTTAATGTTGCTAATATTTCTAGCCATTTGATTTCCTTAGCCAAGGTGGAGTCTCAGTACCGAACCGCGGAGAGTTGGCACCAAAGTCCGAGGGAAACTTCCCCGAATATCTCGAGACGTACGCAGTGCGGCCGCCTTTACGAGGAGAGTGGTTTACATTGCCAGACCGAGCCGGAGCTCCGGACTTAGCAGAGGTTATGACACCGAACGATTTAGTATACATTATGCCACCTCCTGGAACAATTCGTCGAGGAAGGGGTTGGAAGGAAGCTCCAAGAAACCGAAGCTATCTACCACCGAAGCGATCCCGGCTTCGTCGACGACGATATCGCCAACTGAAACACTGTACATCGGAGCCAACCGCTCGATGTTCTCTTCCGGACCCATGTTACCGATGTGGAACACACCTTCCAAAGAGTCAGCCTCAATGTTTGAGACGTGGCTGTAAAGATATGCAGCGGTCTCTACGTCGTTGATGCGCTTGGCACCATTGTCGTCGCCAAATGGCATGGTTACTGCCAGCTTATGCTGATAGTAGGCTGGGACCTCGTTAGAGGAGTTGATCTCGTCGACCTGATCGTCGGTAAGATGGATTTGGTAGAGTTTGTATTTCATAGTTTGCTTCCTTGTTATCATCCTATATATAGATTCTACCACAAAAAGAAGCAAATGTAAACAAAAAAGTGCACAAGAAAATCCAATGAAAACAATGGCTTGTGAAAAACTTTGTATTTTTTTTATAAGCCATTGAAAACATTGGATATTATTTTTCCCTTATAAATCAATTACTTAGACAAAATTGCCTCAAGTAGACCTCTCCATTCGGCCGCTCGTCCATCCCAGTTGTAGAAATTATCAGCATACATCTTCTGAAATTTTAGTTTCTGCTGATGCTGCTCGTCCCAATAAGCCTCAATGGCCATTCTCAGTACGAATGCAAAATGGTTACAGTGGACCTCTGGATCTTCATACATCGGATATGCCAGTCCAAACCCGGCCGTTGTCTCAGGGAGAGCGGCTAGAGTTGAATGGACTATAGCACATCCAGCTGACATGGCTTCCATAGCTGCAATACAGGAAGTCTCTTGCCAGATTGATGGGAACCCAAAGATATGAGCATCCTCTAGAGCTCGACGTACAACGTCATTTGATTGAACTCCATGGTATGTCATATTTGGATGAGCTTTAATACGATCAAAGAGTGGCTCGTATGGCTTGTTCCTATTTGCCCATCCGTATATCTCAAAACCAGAGTACACATCGAGGTGGATCTCTTGTTCCATTTCCGTTGCGAGGTGTTCAACGGCTGGCACTAAGAGTTCCAAGCCTCGATGTGGCGTGGTATGGTATATGATATTGATCCTATCCCGCGGTTTTTCATGTCCAGGTATTGGTTCAATAGCATTCTTCATCACCACGCTATTAGTGTATGGCAAGTTATGCAAAATATGATATGTTGTCCATTGCCAGTTAGAAACAAATACAAGCTTCGCGAATTTATCACGCTGCTGTAGACCCTTTTCAGCTTCTGGATCACTAGCTAAATCATGTAGCCAATAGATGTTAGGCTTATCTGGAGATACATCTCGAACTCTAGAACAAATAAGGTTAACTTCATCTAAGAGAGAAGCAGGGAGTCTATCAATCAACCCCTGCTTCATCATCTCAGTCCCACCCTTAGCTCCTACGACATCTCCATCGTTGTTCACTGCTCCAAAGGAAAAGTCCTTGGCTCTTTCCAAGGACTCTTGATTAGTTACTTTCAGCGGCATTGACCCCTCGCCCTTTCCATACATACGGTGCAGGAGTATTTGCAACCGACATATCTACAATACTACGTAAATGGAACGAACGCCAACCATTATTTTCTAAATCATATACTGGAATTGGTCCATGCATTCCAGGCCGGTCATTACCGCCACCTGAAGCTTTTGTATAGCTATCTGGA